TTTAAAGGCGCTAGATCTTCATGGGTAAAAACAATCGTGTCAGCCGCTTGAGCGAATTTCAGTGTTGATAGCATCGCGCTCGTGATTGCTGTAACGGCCAGATAGTCGTTGCCGCTCCCGTTAATATTGGTCACCAGCGCCTTATTGCGAAAAATATATATTCGCTGATGCGTGACCGCGAACATATAAGAGTCATCGGTCGAAAACTCGAAAGGGATCAATCGGACGCCGTTTTGTGGAGCGGCTGCAGACGGCAATTCGTAAACGAACTTCAGACCATCTCGGCGTTTGGCACCGCCCTGGGGAAGAATAACCACATTCGAGGCTGTTTCTAAACCGTTGTAATACTGCTCAAGGTCTATTCTTGCCCGAAGTGCAGGATCAATCTCGCCGGATGAAAAATTAGTTTGGATTCGGACAACACGGCTCATCAAGCCCTCACAGACACCAGATCAAAGTCGAGAAAAGATTGATTGGTGTTTCCAACACTGTCGATCTGCATACACTGCCTCGTAACACCTCCGCGCATATTGTCGCTGGGCGACCCTACGGCCATCACCTGAAAATATTGCGCCTTCGTTACCTGGTCAGTAACGGTTTCCGCGAAGTGCCAGGCCAGCCAGTATTTTAATAACTGAATGAAATAAGTCGGCATCAGCGTTTCTGTTACCTGGTATTGGTAGTCTACATACACACTTGTTTGATCGGTCAGAAGTTTATCGCCAACTATTTCCCAACCCTCGACCAAAGGGGTGGCTCCAGCATCAGCCGTGGTAAACACCGCCCTTACACCATTACCTATTCGATCACTAGGCAACTGATATTCATACTTCCACTCGCTTGCCGGAGTATTGGTAGTCCGTGCAACCTGTGATTTTTTTAGGGAAAACGTCCAAGGGTAAACCTGCAGGACTAAATCTCGAATATCGTCGTACAGTCTATCGCAAATTGTTGCCGCATCCGTACCATCAGAGAAACTGGTTAGAGGTGTTGCCCCAAGCATTATGAGAGCATCAGAGCAAATAATCAGCTTCGTATCGCCTGTCGCCATTGAAGCCCTCTAAAAATAAAGAGCGAGAGGCCGGTTAAGACCCCTCGCTCGTGATCTAATCAATCACTATCCGTTACAGCGATAGTTACGCCATCGCCAACGTCAACAACCCCTGAGGCGTTGCTTACTACAACGTGCCAGGACGCGGTTGCCGTTCCGCCGGTTGACGCCCAGGAATAAATAATATCCCCGACCGTTACCTCATCCGAAACATCGTTAAAGTAACCAGAAGCATCGATAGCGGTTTTCGCGTCGGTGCTTGTATAGGTCCACATCATAGGGGCAGATCCACGCTTAGACTGACCACCTATCGGACCCCATCCGTCTCTACTAAATGCCATGATTAAGCCTCCCGACATGTAATTTTTACGATTCCAGCAGATTCAATCGCAACAGCACCTGCACTGAACATGCTGGCTACAAGGTGCGATGTTTTCTCTGGAATGTAATCGACTCGAGACTTCGCTTGCATTGATGTACCAAGACCGATTGCGCTTTTATGAAAAGCAAAGCAAACCCGATCATTAGAACCATCTTTAACGAGGCCGCCTTCGTCCATGTCGCCAAGCATTATAAACTTGAAGCCCATGTAACTATCGACTGAACCGCTAACGAGGCTCTTGACCGATGAGAAGTCACTCGAGGTAACTTCAGTGTCTCCTAGTAATGCCTCAAGATTATTTGCGTGAATAATCATAACACGATCATTAGGATCAACGTTTGCTGCATCCAATACCCGCTTTGTTCCCTTAATTTTTCGATATTGAGGTCCGTGTTTGAACCTCCAAGGGAATTAGCAACAGTACCGGTGCCACTGGCGGCAGTCAGAGCATCGAGGACCACTTGATCCATACGACGACCGATTGCATTGCCAACAGCTTGGACGAGCTCTTGTCTTTCGTTGAAGTTTACGTGGCTTTGGTTAAACATATCAGAATATTCACTAGCGATGTAATCCGTCATAGTGGCGGTTGCTTGTGAAAAACTGAGGTTTAGCGGAACCACATCGGTCATGGGTGTGCGAACAGTTGCAACCCCACTTCCTAATTTTGGAAATTTGACGGTTGAAGAACCGGCAGCATCCCTCTCACGAGTCAAACCAGCAAGTTTCCGCGAGGCTTGATAGGCCTGCTTCACTTCCTGGTCAAAAAGCGTCGTGAACGCATTTGAAATTGTAGCCATATTTGGCCTCCAGGTTAAAAACAAAAAAAGTTGTTTTCGGGTATCCTGGTAGCCAGGGCCGACAAGCAGTATTCACCGGTCCTCGAGAGGGGTATCGGTACTTAAAAATAATCACATTTGAAAAAAATCGCTACACCGCCGCGCGATATCTTGCGGCTAAATTTTTTCGCCGTGCATTTCGTACACCTTCTTTTCAACACTAGCCGTATAAGCCATGTCTTTGCCGTAACGCTCATCCGACATCAACATCTGTATATCATCGAGATTAGTCGTTCCTGCATCAAGTCCAGCGGCTGCAGCGGGGATATCCGTTTCGCCGTACGATCTGCGAATCTTATTCATCGCGTTGATGAACGTGGCATTGTTCGAGGCCGCACCGATGCTATCCATTTCTTGCTGAGTGAGGACTCCAGATGTCCCAAAGCGTTTCAGCCAGGCGTCCATACTGCTTATAATCTTATCAGCATTGCGACCAAGTTTATTTAGCTCCTCTTCTTTCGCGTATTTAACCTCTTCATCGAGCAGGCCCTGTTTCTCCATCCACATTTTCGTAAGACGGTCAAACTGCGCCTGTGAGAGGTTTTCGTCCTTTGCCACCTCCATAAATTCTTGGATCAACTCATCCTCAGGATCTATGCCCTCAAATTCCTCGAGCGAATATTTACCATTTTTCGGAGGTTTGTTTTTACCCGAATCCATTTTTTCGCGCAGGCTGTTATAACTTTTTAAGAGTGCGTCAGATTTGACCTCACCCTTTTCATCATCCCAAAATTTCTCTTCAACATTATCAGGCCTCGTTGCTTTCTCTTTTGCCTCAATAGCAGCATCAGCCGGATCTTGCTCGATGTGCGGAGGGGCCTCATAGTTTTCGTCGGTAGGTTCGTCGGGAGTGAGATTTAGCAGGCTTTCGTTTTCTTCTGTTTGTTCACCGGCCTGGGGCTCCAGGGTATCGGTTTCTGTATCAGTCATCATTTTCTTTCCTTGCTCGTATCAAACGTCGTTCAATTTCTCTTATCAGTGAGTTTTGCCCTTCCCTGGCATAACCGTGCGAAGATTCCTCACCAGGATACCAAGTAGGTTGCTCGATGGTCACAGAGCGCAAATAGCTCAATAGTTTGCTCCCATCGGATGTTGAAAAAACACGGAGATGCAGCTTGTCTATTTCTTCGACGGACTGTTCTTCGTCGAGTTTAAGCAGTTGGTCCCAATTCATTTTCTGCGCCTTGTTCCGCCGCCATCTGTTCTTGCATCATTTGCTGCTGTTGTTGCTCTTGCATCTCAGCCATTATTTCTTGTTTGTCTTCTTCGCTATTCATTACTCTCGCGGGAACACCTAACCGATCCGCAATAAAATCAAGCGCCTCATCTTGGTTGATTGCCATCTGACCGGCAGGCCCAAATTGTTGTGCGACCTGTAGAAACTGCACCACACCTTCAAGCTCTTCGAGGTTTTGAGCTTTAGCGAGGGGTGAAATGGGCACAATCTTTACCTGCTGCCCGTCTACTTTAAGAGGCATATCAATCAAATTTTGTTGATCCATGACCTTGAGCACCCTTGCTACGATTGGGATCATGGCCTCGGTTATCAGCCGACCGAAGGCACTACCCATATTCTGAGCGAGCTCACCCATTCTCGCACTCACTTCCGTGGCAGATCGCGCCGACATCGTGTCAGGTGGCAATGTGTCATCGAGCAACATTTTTTTAATGTTTACCGTGAGATCATTCAGAACCAACTGAGCCACATTAAAATCACCTGCCCGAGGCAAAGGTTTTAGGCTTTCACCCTGGGGACCACCATTTCGGGCTACCGGAATTATGCTTCCAGGTTGAATCTTGACAGTTTGAGGATTTAGCACTCCATCGTCTGCAGCCGTGTACACCCCGCTGATCGCCAGGCTTGCATTTTGCAGGATCAGCTTTTTAACCAGGTTGGCGGTCTTGATGTCGGGCAAGGCGGAAATCAAGACCCCACGGCCCATAATTTCACCTGCTACTCGAGAATATCGTGCAATGATCCAGGGGCTGCTGCCCATTTCACGATAAACCAGATCCTCGGGAACACCCGTTTTACCGCCACTTTGATAAATGACATGATAACAGTAATAGTCCTCATCAGGAATATAGACGGTAGCCTCGAGCAGATCGAAATCATCCGTTGGGTTTTCGTCTATCTTCTTTTGAAGCTCGGGGGTAAAGGTCGCATCCGGCCAGTTTTGTGCGATGGCTTCTGCCTTGATCCGCATCCGCCGATACACGTTTTGAACCGTACCGTGTGGCCCCTCTT